ATGGTGACATCCTCTGCTTCATGCCGAAGCATTGGGTTGAATCCCGGAACCGCCTTAAGGCCCTTGAAGTCGAGAAGCGGACCCAGGGAAGTATCGACCTGCAAAAGAGGACCGCAGACGAGATCAATCGAGGGAACTTCGGCCCTCGTGTCCACGTCGATTCCGCCACGCACCCGACTCTTGCTCCATCACAGGGATTGGCAGAGGAATAATTCCATGCCCTACCTACAAGCGGCTGTGGACAAGCCCTTCGGGGCCATGCCCTACAGCCAGGTCCTCCGCGTCAACGCATACTCCAAGGATGCGAGTGCCGCGGCGATCTATCCCGGGGACTTCGTCACGCTGGAGACCGATGGTGGCATTATCGTTGCCACCGCGTCCCAGGCCCTCATTCTCGGCGTCGCTGCGGAGTATTCCGCCGCTTCGACCGCGAAGACGGATTTCCTCGTCTACGACCATCCCGACCAGCTTTACACCATCCAGGACGACGGGGACACCACGGGAATGACCGAGGCATCCGTCGGAGCCAACGCAGACCTCGTGGTGACCACGGGCGACACGGCGACCTTCCGTTCCCGGCATGAGATCGATTCGTCCAGTGCGACCACGACCAACACGCTCGCGGTGAAGGTCCTCGGTCTGCATCCTGTCGAGGGCCGGTCCTTCGCCACCACGACCGGCGAACAGCGGAAGTGGATCGTCAAAATCAATTCCCACCAGCTCGGCGGTTACGAGACGGTGGGGATCTAAGGAGAGCGTAAATGGCCACCTACCGGAATACGCTCCCCGATCTGTATCTGTCCCGTTTGGCTTTCTTGGAGGATGTGCTCTTCGACGAGTACGACCTCGAAGATGGCATCGTGTCTCAACTCTTCAAGATGCGGGATATGGGAAACAAGTCGTTCGTGAACACCACGACCGTCGCCTCGTTCGGCACCGTGCCGATCAAAGCGGAAGGTGCGGACGTGACCTACGATGGACTCGCCATGGGGTACGACCAGAAGTACCAGGCCGATACCTACGAACTCGCGTTCCGGACCTCGAAAGAGGCTCTGGATGACGAGCAGGAAGAGATCATCTCCGACGCGGCCCGGGCGCTCGGGAACTCCATGAGCTACGCCTACAACGTGGATCATGCCAACGTGTTCAATCGGGGCTTCAATTCGTCCTACACGTTCGCGGACGGCAAGGAGTTGTTTGCGACGGACCACCCCCTCATCGGCGGCGGCACCGAGCAAAACGAACTCACCACATCCGCCGACCTCTCCGTCTCGTCCTACCGTGATGCCCTCAACGACATCGCGGACACAGTGGACGATGCCGGGAAGCTCATTCACTGGCGCCCCGCAAGCATCCTCGTGCCCTACGAGAATCAGTGGCTTGCGTCTGAGTTAATCGACTCTCCGGGTGCTCCGGACACGGCGAACCGGGCCATCAATGCATTCCGGACCCGCCCGGATGGAAAAGTCAGCATCATCGCGTGGCCGTACCTCACGGACAACGATGCCTTCTTCCTCCTCGCCACGCCCGAGAAGCACCAGGTTCGGTCCTACTGGCGGGAGCGGCCCAACGTCATGCACGATTGGGATTTCGAGTCTGCGTCCATGAAGGTCCTGATCCGCGCCCGTTGGAAGCGCGGTGCGAGTGATTGGCGCGGCGTGTACGGCTCTCCAGGCGCGTAACCTCTTACACGGGTAAGGGAGGGTCTGATTCCCTCCGGCATGGCGGGCGGGGCCTTCGGGTCCCGACCCGTCGTGTTCCTGAAAGGATAACCTCACATGGGTCTCACGAACTTTCCAAACGGCATCACGTCCTTCGGCGTCCCGGTCATTGGCGGTGGCGGGGGTCTCTTCACGCAGGGCAAGAGCTACTTCGTGAAGCCGAACACCGGCAGCGACGGGAATGATGGACTGTCCCCGGAGCGGTCGCTCAAGACGCTTGCCCGCGCTCACACCCTCGCCACGGCCGATCAGAACGACGTCGTCTACCTGTTCGCCCAGAGCAACACAGCAGCGAGCACCACGGACTACCAGAGTGCCACGCTGACATGGAGCAAGGACCTCGTCCATCTCGTGGGGATCGGGGCACCCGTGGCGGTATCGCAGCGTGCCCGCATCGCACAGTTGTCCACGGCAACCGCGGTCTCCCCGCTCGTGAACATCACGGCGGATGCGTGTATCTTCTCCAACCTCCAGTTCTTCCATGGGGTGGCTGATGCCACGTCACTCGTGAACGTCCAGGTGACGGGGACGAAGAATTATTTCCAGAACGTCCACTTCGCAGGCATTGGGCATGCCACGATGGTGGCAGCCGGTGCGGCGTCCCTCAAGATCGACGGGGGCGCGGAGAACGTCTTCCGGGAGTGCACGATCGGGCTCGATACGATCTCGCGGGATGAAACCACGAACGGGGAACTCTGGCTCGATGGGGGAGCGACCCGGAACAAGTTCATTGATTGTCTCGTCCAAGCGTACATCAGTAACGCAGGGTACGATCACGTCACGGTGAACGATACCACAGGGATTGACCGCTGGCTCTGGTTCAAGAACTGTCTCTTCCTTTCCAAGTCTACCAACAAAGCGGTCAACCAGACCCAGGTCTTTGCCATTCCGGCATCCATCTCGCAGGGGGCGATCATCCTCCAGGACACGTATGCCTTCTCAGACGGGGGTGCGGTGGATTGGGATGGATCGAACCGTGGCATCATCTGGACAAACAATGTCGCCGCAGCGGCCACCGCAGCCGGCGGCATCATGACCAATCAGTAACCCATGACAGTCGGGCGGCGGGGGAACCTCTCCCACGCCCTCCCGGAGACCCTATGCAAGATGATGCCCTCCGTGCACTCTTGACCGAACGCCGCACCCAAGCCGAGAAAGAACGCATGTTCCATCTCTTTCAAGCACACATCGCGGAGGGAATCGCACTTGATGCAGCGTTCCTGCTTGGTGCGTTGGCACAGGAGGATTCCGTCCCGGTGCGGGCGGCGGTGGAGGCGTAGCGTGGCGCTGGTTCGCTTCATGCTCCCAACGACGTGCGTTACCGGAGGACTCGTATAAATGGCAACCACCTTCAAGTGGGTCGCGCCCGAAGCCCTCACCGCGTATCTCTCCACAGAGCTTAATGCGCTCGCGGACTCCACGAGCGACACGACCGGCTTCTCAGCCGTTGGAGCGGAGATTCCCAACGAGACGGACCTGCTTCAATATATCAATCTTGAATTAGTCGTCGCAGCGCAGGGGGCGGCTCGGTCAGCGGCGGCTTCGGT